GCGCGTCGGTCGAAATGCAATACTCGCCGCAGGTCAGCGGGTAGTGATGGATGACCTGGTTGAAGTCCGGCATGATGATCGTGGCCGCCGTGCCGAACGCACCAAGTTCCTCGTACATCTGGTGCAACGAGCGGTAGGTGTTCGACTTTTGGAACACCAACTGCATCCGCTTGGTCACATCGTCAAGCCACAGTTTCACGGGCTGGTACGAGTTCAGTTCAGGATCAGGCGTAGCAAGCCTGAACCATTGCCGAGCAGGGCTGGTCGCGCCGGCCATCATTCCTGCGCCGAGCGTGCGGAGCGACCGCGTTCCGGTGTTGTCGTAGATGTTGTTGTGGCGACGCCAGCCGCGGTCGCGATCCTGTCGGAAGTAACGACCGTTGCGCGGCAGCAGGTAGGAAGTGATCTCCTGCCAGTGCGCAAACCACGATGCACGCTCGGACTTGAGCTGACCCCAGCGCGTGAACAGTCGATCACGCTGCGGCGCGTTTTTGTAACTGCGGTTGTCGCCGGAGTATTCGCTCATGGTTTAGCCACCGAGGAGGGAACTGCGTCCGAGCTGAAGATCCTGCGGGTTGACGCCCATAGGCCCAGTAAGCATGGTGCTGGCAGGCCCGCCGCCTCCGGCCTCCTGCGCGGCCTGCATGATGCCTGCCACGTCTGGTGCGCGGCGGTTAGCCGCACGCATGGCACCCATCGATGCCTCAGTCTGCGCCTGCGCTTGCCTGGCAGCCTGAGCCTGGGCAGCCTGCTGTTGACGCATTGCATCCTGCTGTGCCTTCTTGCCCTGCTCGCCGGCATAAATTGCGTAGCCAGTTCCAGCTGCCGCAGCAGCAACTCCAGCTGCCGCAAGACCGATGATTGCTGCAGAAGTTCCAAATGGCATTATCAGATCCTTTTTGAATGTGTTTGTTCGGATAACGAATATCCGAGTTTCTTCAGCACGCCCGCTACTTGTGAAGCATTTTCCATTTGCAGATTACTCATGTTCACGATTACTGCACCGTTGCTGCGTGCCCATGATTCAAATTCGCGCACAAGTCGGACGGCCCTTGACCCTCCGCGATGCGATGGCGCGACCCACCATGCGATTTCCGTCGCCATCTTGAATCGTGGTGCATACCAAACAGGCGACAGAATTGCGAACAACATTCCAACAGCCTTGCCAGCATCATCTGAAATGAAAATCGTCGCATTATCGACGAACCATCGGATGACAGTGCGAAGTTCATCATCGGTTGCAACGACCAGGTCTTTGTAAGGCGTGAATGCTGCGAATTCTCTTGCCATGCCAAGGATCGCATCCTCGTCATCGGCAGTAGCCAAACGAATCATGCTGACCTCCAAACGCTAGAAATGTTCATATTCACTACGGGCACCTCATACCTCCTCGTATGGGTCATAGTCCTTCGGGCGTGGGTCAATCTTCTCGCGCACTTCGCGAGGCAACTGCTTGGCGACCGGGTAGGCGAACGTCAGTGCCAGCGCGTCGGCGATGTCCGGGCTGCCGCCGCCCTGTAGCCGCTTCTTGATCTCGTCCTTGCTCTCGAGAACGCGGCGACCGACCTGGTCGTACCAGAACGTCGGCGTGGACAGTTCGGCCTTGAGCGTGTTGTCATCTGGGATCTCGCCACCGTTGTCGATCCATTCCTTGACTGCCCACCACATTTCGGCGCGCTTGTTGAGGAATAGGTTTGGCTGGGTCGCCTTGCCGCCGAACGGCACCTCGACCACGAAGTAATCCAACTGACGCAGGCGGTCGATGACGCCAGCGCCGGCACCGGAGTCGATGAACACGGCGTCCGGATCGCGGTCCTCGATGACGTTGGCAACGGCTGCGGCCAGTTGCATGTTGTCCATGCCTTGATAGATGATCGGGTCTTCCATGCGCAGTCCTTGCCGCAGCACGATCACGCTCCGGTCATCGCCGAACCGGGCCGGATCGACGCCGACCACCAGAGGGAACTCGAGTACGTCGCTGTCCGTGTACTCGCGGCCTGCCGCTGTCTCGGTGTCTGAAAGGCTAATGAGCTGATCCGAGCCGGCGGCGCTGAAGTCGCATAGGTACTCGCGCGCGAAAGCGGCTTCTGGCATGTCGCGCCGCAGGCGCTCGACCTCATCGCGGTCTAGCGCGTCGGTGTCATTGACCGTGTACCTGGCCGCGTACCAGTCTGGAAGCGAACCCGCCCGATAGAACAGCTCGCTGAACAGGTTGATTCCTGCCGGCGTGCCGATGAACATGGCCCAGCCCTTACGGTCTGACAGCGCCGGCTGGATGATGTCGTTCCAGACTTCGGGCTTGATCTGGGCCACCTCGTCAATGACGCAGCCATCAAGGCGCACGCCACGCAGCGCGTCTGGGTTGTCTCCACCAAACAGGCGGATCGTGGCACCGTTGGATTTCAGAGTAACGGCTAGGTCCACCTCGTTGATCTCGACGCCGCCATACCGAAGCATGGGTTCGACCTTGCGCTTCAGGCGTGCCCAGGCGATGGTCTTGGCCTGTTTCAGGAACGGCGCGACGTACACGAAGAACGGCATCTGATCCCGGCACTTGATCGCGGCGTGCAGCAGGCGCACTAGCGCCAGTTCGGTCTTGCCGGCGCGGCGATGCAACGCCAGCACAGTAAAACGCTTGCGGCGCTGATAGCACTCGAGCTGCCACGGCCTTGGAGTGAATCCAAGCGGCACCGTGAAACTAGTCATCCGGCAGTCCCGTCACGACATTGATCGTGACCGATCCGCCGTGGTCGATCCCGACCTTGTCGCCGTACTTATTCGGACTCCACTTGGCTAGCAGCTTCAGGCGCGTGTCAATCTGGAGCCGGCGCCACTGCACCTCGACCTGGTCCTGCGGCGGCGTGTCTGCCAGCATGCGGCATTCCTCGGCAATAGCGTCGTATCCATCCTCGCGCGCGCGCGCGAAGCGTAGGATAAGTTGCTCATTTGCGTTGATCCAATCGTAAACCGTTGTGTAGTGCGGATTGCCGGGCTGTCTGCACCACTCCCGAAGCGTCTTGCCTTCTGCAATCCAGCGCAGCAGGCCGTCGATAATGTCCCGAGATATCGGCGTGCTTGGCCTACCCGGTCGCCTTACGCCTCCAGGCATGAGCGATTTGCCCACGTCGCTCGTATCGGCAGATTTTGATGACTGTATCTCTGCGGAGGTTGAACATCTTGGCGAGTCGCCGGTATCCGATGCCTTCTTCCTCGTGGAGGTATCGGAGTCGCTGGACGGTTGCTTCCGGGATCGTGGCATTGTGGTGGGTTTCGCCTATGCGGTCGCCGCGCTCGTTGACGGCGACTACTTTCGCTTCTTTGCGCGGGCTGGCAGGCTCTTGAAGCTGCTTGTCTTCTTTGCCCATTTCTTGGCGATCTTTGGGTGTTTCGCGTACATGAAACGCTGCTGTGCCTTGGACTTGAATGGCATCACTTCCATCCCTTCTCGAGTTGCGCATATGCCTTTGGGCTCACGGTGGACTTTGACTTGGATCGGCTGGTGCCGGCCTTGCGCCTGCGGTTGATGTTTCCGACGAGAGAGTTCTTGGTCTTCTTTGCCATTAGGTTTCCCAGTAGGTCGTTTCCCCTCGTCTGTAGTGCTTGAGTTCTTCACGCTTACTCGGGTTGACGAGGTGCTTGTCCGAGTAGGTGACGTAGTTATTCGGCAGCAGGGCGAACTGGCCTGTGTCCATCTCGAGCAGGTTGAGCGGCTTGTGTTCCTGCGGGTAGCGAGAGAAGCCGTCTGCCCAGTCGATAACGATTCCGGTGTGCCTAGCCTTCCATCCGTGTTTGATCGTAACTGCCTCTAGTCCCTCAAGATAGTGCAGATGGACGCATTCGATATGTTCGCCCATTCCGCCCCACGGTTCTAGGTCATGTCGATCGTGCCAGAAGCCGCCATCTTCGGTCGCCAGCAGTCCGTGCATGGGTAATCCGCACCAGTGCGCGCCGCTCTCGAGCAGCACATGGGTCATCAGCATTTGGCCTGGTCGTGAATAGACAGCGTGCCAAATGCCTCTGGTGGTGCCGGCAGGCATGCCAGGCCCGAGCAGGTGGTTCGGGACGGTGACGTACAGGTGGAACGGCAGATTCGCGTGGCGTGGCATTAGCGTCGGCTGGTCTTGCCGCTGCACTTCCACTTCGCGCGCGAGAGTCGCAGCGGGCTGTTGGGGTTCTTGGCTGCTGCCGGGCTTCGCTGCATCTGGCCCCAGCTGCGGGCGCAGTATGCGTCGCCCTTGGCGGTGCCTGGCTTGATCCGGTCGCCGCCGCCCTTGGCCTTGCCGGCCTGACCGTAACTGACCCTGTTGGTGCGCCCGGTCTTTGGGTTCTTCACGACCTTGACGAATCGCTTGCCTTTGGCTGGCTTCATGGTTGTCCTTTCGTCGGAGGCTTGGATGTTCCGACTCTGCGGAATCCTAGCACGAATAACGCTCGTCCAATCGCGTCACCTGCTGCTTGGACCGTGGCCTCATCCAGTGCCGGTACAGCGGCGTGAAGGACTTCGTGTGCGATGACCGATGCGAGTCGCTGCTGCGGCAGGTTCCGTCGCACCCGGATGGTTGGGTGTGGTCCGGGGGGGTGATCGCAGTCTCCGAGCCAGTCCTTCGGCAGGTCCTTTGACCGCACGAGCTTGATTCGCCACCGCCTTGAGTTGATGGTGAGTCTAGCCTCATTGCGCATCATGGACTTCCCAGGCCAGGCGCGGTTTGCCGCGCTTCTTGTCATCCGTTTCCCATGTGACGTACAGACGCAGCCATTTCTGCCGGATCGGCTGCGGCCCGAATCCCTTCTCCACCTCCCAGCCGGCTGCGCCCTGTGATTTCTCCCACGATGCTTTCGTCGTGCCGACTCGGATGAAATCGCAATGCCGTGTCTCCACGCGATACTGGCCGTTTTGGGAGGACAGATATTCTCGAGCAATTCCTGCGACATTGCTGGCGTGGTTGTGCGAGATGACGATTGTGTCTGCGCCCTCGATCCATGAGTACATGCGCCGCGCGTCAAGCAGGCCCATCGAGGCGAATGCGTTGCCTCCTCCGGTCCCGTGCTGATATCGCATGGTGTACGACATGTTTGCGTGGCCGCCTTGAACCTGGAACTTGATCCATCCGCCATACCCGCCCGCTCCGATTGGAGAATGCGCTCGCTCCTTCACAGCTCGCACGACGTGCGCGGTAGGGTCACTCTCGTTGTGTCGGAGCCAACCAGTTTCGTGATTGCCGGCTGCCAGAACCGCAATGTGACTGGCATAAGGTGCAAGCAGGTCAGCACCCATATCCACGACCCGGTCAAAGTATGCGTCAGTTAGCAGTGCTGACCGCAGGGCAGACTTGTTCGATCGCCTGTCGTTGCGACCCTGCATCAAGTCCAAAAAGTCCCCAACGATAATCGTAACCGCGTCACGCTCGACTGCCTGGGCAAGCAGTTTGGTCAGGACATCATTTCGCGCGGCCGGATTATCAATGTGGTTATCTGCGAGCAGCAGCACCCACTGCTCAACATTCTTGCAACTCGGTCGCGGAACCTTGATGACGTGGATGTTCTTGCCGTGATGTTCGACCGACCAACCGCGCTTGCGGTCCGGGAATTTCTCTCGCACCGGCGCTCGCGAGACCAGTTCGCCGTGTGTAAGAATTACAGGCTTTGATTTCTTACTTGCCACCTTTGACCTCCCATCGCTTCAGGTGAAGTTCAACGCGCGGATTCTTGGCATCGACCATGATGACCATTGGCAGGTGCGTCAGTGCCGAGTCATCGACGAGCAGGCCGGCATCGACCAGTCCATCGAATGTGGCCTTGAGAGCTGCCAGACAGTTGTCTTTATCCCGCTTGCGATTCGTGGATGCGTACCAATGGACGGCGCAGGTCGCCTCTTTCCACGCGCCCTGCTCGCCGGCTTCGTGCATTGCGACCTGGGTCGCGGCCCACGATTCGACGCGCGCCTTCTTTGTTGCCTTTGAACGGATAGCCCAGTGCACCCTCGAATTGGGCTGAAGGCTGCGAGCCGGTATCCCAACCGTGACTGTGAGTACGTCGGGCATAAGCGCATCCTGCCACGCACGGAGCATGACCGCAAGGG